TTGTGTACGCTGGCCGGTATGAATGTCGATAACATCGATGATGACAAGACATACGAAACGGCAGCCTATTATGCCTTACTGATGATCGATCGATGTATCCACCTGGCAGAATATGCATTTCCTCACTTGGAGATGACTGCAAAATCCAGATTGAATGCCGGTGTGGGTGTTATTGGGTTAGCTCACTTCATGGCAAAGAATAAGGTCAAATATTCTTCCCAGGAAGGCAAGCAGTTGATGCACGAACTAGCAGAACGGCATTACTATTTCTTGCTCAAGGCGTCACTCAAGTTAGGTAAGGAACTAGGGAATGCTCCCTGGATGCATAAGACCAAGTGGGCGGATGGTTGGTTGCCAATCGACACATACAACCGCAAGGTTGATACTATCGTCGATTCAGAACTGAAGTACGATTGGGAGACCTTGCGTGAAGAGGTAAAAGCCAATGGTGGTATCCGTAATACTGTGCTGGCTGCTCATATGCCCAGCGAATCATCCAGTAAAGCATCTGGAACAACCAACGGACTTTATCCGGTTCGTGATTTATCGCTTAAGAAAGGCGACGACGATAACATGATCTATTGGGCTGCTCCGGAAGGAGAGAAATTGAGCCGTTGGTATGAGTTGTCGTGGGATGTTCCTACTTTTGATATGATCGATACTTATGCGATATTTCAAAAGTTTACTGACCAAGGGATCAGTGGAGATGAATTCCGTCGGATCCTGGGGGATGAAAGGGTAGGGAGTAAAGAGATGATCACCAACTTCCTATACATGACAAAGATGGGGATGAAAACCCGGTACTACGTCAACACAAAAACAACAGACGGTACGTCGTTAGATACTGAAGATGAACCGGGATGCGATGGAGGATTCTGTACATTATGATCAATAAAAAAGTGTTCAACACAGAGAAAAATGACTACGAAACTCCTTCACTATTCTTAGGGGAGGATGTGGGTTTATTCGATACTGTCAATAAGCGGTACCCGGACATCTGGAAGATTTACAAGACGGTCAAATCGCTGGACTGGGATGAATCGGAGTTCGACTATTCATCCGCAGCCAGAGACTTCAAGACTTGCGATCCATCCACGTATGAAATGATGATAAAGACCCTGGCATGGCAGTGGGAGGCCGACTCTGCTGCATCTCGCATATCACCCATCATAGGGCCAATGGTAACATCCAGTGAACTCTGGGCGGCGTGGTCGAGAATCACAGAGCAGGAGTGCTTACACAGTGCGACGTATTCTGAAATTGTGAGGAACAGTTTCAGCAACCCGAAAGTTATCATCGACGAGATTCTATCGGTTAAGCAATCACTCGATCGGATGGATGTTGTTTCTCAGGTAATGGCCGGTGCCCACAAAGCATCACACGAATATGCTCTGGGGTTACGGGAAAACAACCAGGAAACTTACGACCATGCGTTTATGTTCACAGTTGCTATGCTGTGCCTGGAACGCATTCAGTTTATGGCGAGCTTTGCGGTTACCTTCTGCATTTGCGATACGGGACTGTTTCAGCCAATAGGTAAAGCCGTCCAGAAGATTGCCCAAGATGAACTGGAGACTCACGTCGAGTTGGATAAAGCGGTACTGCGAAATGAAATGAAAACACATAGAGGCAAGCTGGCGTTCGAACGAAACCGTGAAGTCATTCAAAATTTGTTGGATGAGGTGGCTTCTACTGAGATGCGATGGATTAGTTATCTGTTCTCAGAAGGCCGGGAATTGGTCGGCTTAAACGAGGAAGTGCTCGGTAAGTGGATGTTGTTCTGTGCTAAAGACGTGTATCATTTTTTTGGGATGAAGTCCAACGATTATACGTTTCCGAAGACCAACCCATTGAAGTTCATGGAAGGGTGGTTGGATATGAGCAAAACTCAGCCCAGCCCACAAGAGCAAGATATCGGTCAGTACAAGGTGGGTATTATGGTTAATGACGACGAAGGGAGTGACTATGATGTCGATTTTTGATCTTATAAATACTCATCAGGAAGGTACCCAATGAATAGCATCGAAAATCGTCTGAAAGATATGATTACCAAGCCGACTAACACGAAAGAGTCGGCGGCATTCTACGTCAAGTACCTGGGGATGCCGGAGAACGTTGGCAACTTCTTAGGCAGGCAAACTATCGGCTTTACTCCCCCGGCGATAGAATATGATGTGGCAACGCATCATGTTCGTCACAATGCTATTCAAGACACCGGGAGATTATCCAAATCCCCAATCAACCTGACGTTGCGATGTGATGATGTTGGGTATGTTGAAGCAATCATGCTCAATCAGATACTGGTTCAAACTAGAAAAACAGTGTCATCATCCACCGGCAATCGAGGTGAGGGTTTTGATTTACGGATCGAGTACTTTACAGAAACCAAAAAGCTTTCACGGTACGTAGTTTATAGTAACTGTCGTATTCAAACACTTACCTTCCCCCCTTCCAGATTGAATCTGGATGATGTTCCGATGGAACTTGAGGTGACGGCGATCTATGATACGATGAGTTACTATTCGGATATCGGGGATCTGCTGGTTGAAGTTTAACGAAAAATATCTTTTTCGGTTATAACACGAAACCAGATCCCTCGATCCTTCGCGTATTTTTGTGCCGCAGTCCATTTAGCACTGTTAACAACCCAAGCATTCACTTCCTGTTCGTAGACGTCCTGGCGTTTGCGATTAGTTTTCTTGGGTTGAGAACACTGGGCGGATGGCTTTATCTCGATCATCTCTTTCTGAACAGTTCCATCGGCATCGGTATATTCAACATACACATCCACAATGTACCGCGACATGGTTTCTTTGCGGGGATGCATATACGGGACCACAACAACTTCAGCCCCCCATTGAATGACGCCTGGTTTATGATCCAAGTACTTAAACACTTGTAATTCCCATGAAGATAGGTATCGTGGGGATGTATTAGTCCCCATGTAACGATCTTTATTGATTACATCATACTTACCTTGATGGAAATTGCGTTTTTTTGTTTTTGCCATTATACTGATCTCCGGATCTATTTATATGGAGTGTTAAATCTTGGATAATCGTAGTTACAACAGTCACGGATTGGAACAGGCATTAAAGCTCGACGAATTCTGGGTACTCAGCCAGCGATCGTCTATAGTAGCCGCAGCCTCTCTCCTGTTTTTTTCCAAGATAGAGTATATCAGCAAAGGACCAAGGAAAACTTTTGGAGCATCCGTCCAAGCGTCGATTCCTGTTCATGAGTTAGAAATATTGACAGAAATTATAGGCGAGATTGGTTTCGATACACCGCAATACGCCGATCCCGAAACCGTAGAGATCCTTCGAGACATTTTCATACGATGCGAATGGCTATGATGGATTACGATGATGTAAAAAGATCCACAAGCACACAATATTACGTGTTATCGGATAATATACACGGACGTCGGTGCATTATAATATTGGAGTGTGGGGGGTGCATACCTAGATTCCACGAAGAAAATAATGTCTGGGGATGGAATAATGTAACGAGTGACGGGTACCTCGAAGCGGAATATACGGAACCAAGAAACGATATAGCTATAAATGTTATAGACCAGTCCATGGGATTTGAAATAGCTATCGGTGTGATGTATTTTGTAACAAAAGAAAAACTACTGAGGATAATCAAAGAGATTGATGAGTTGAGTATGTTATGAACAATACGACTTGTTATCCAAGAAACGAAATGGTCGAACTCCTTTAGGTGATTACTTCGATGTCGCTCAGAGTACCACTACCATCAATACCAGTCCCCAGTTCTACTTGCTCAATATAGGTGTCAATCACTGACTGCGGATAGCTCAGCATGATGTTCAGTACCAGATTCAAGTTAACGGTGGCAAGGTTACGTCCAGTACCGACCGGATAACTGATGCCACTGCCGATACCAGACAACCTAAGCTTGGCTCGATAGTTGCTGTCGGTGATGTCATTTGACTTCTGAACCGTGATACCGTCGTAGAGTGTCAGTGATATTTGTTCAACCAGCTCCAATAGTTGGGATATTGAGCTGGCATATACTGCCACTTCGTATGAAAGCTCAATAGGTACCCCAACAGTACGATTTAGCTGCTTATGATCACCAAGGTCGTCCCGGAAGGTTAAAGCTTCACTGAAATGCGAGGTAGTCATCCTGTCCGGGTTAATGTCCATACTGGTCAACATCAACCCCATCATAGGAACGGTATAGTTGGTGAACTTGTCATCATTGGAGTTGATGGCTGCAACGATACGCTCAGGTGCGCCAAAAGCCACAGAGACTCGCTGGAGACCTCCTTGGTTGTCAGCCCTCACTTGAAACCCGGACATCGCACGGGTAACCTGAAGTGTAAATTTTTCAATTTGATCATCATGATTGTAGTCGTATACGGTTGACATAGTGGGAATTCCTGGTAGTATGACCCCTCTATTTATGGCGAGCTACCCAGAGGAACTTGTATGATTTACGTTGAAATTTTTTATATTATTTTTTGGTCGTTATTAGTCTTACTTACTGCCGGAGGATTATGGGCGTTGATTCGTTATGGTATTGCATTGGGCGCGCCAAGATCAAACAAGATGCATATTGTGGACTTCATCAGGTGCCCGTTCTTTTTTGGGTTCTATGATTGCTTGCTTTTGGATGAGCCAGATATTAAAGTGATCATTAATACAAAGGAGGAACAGGTTTTCTTTTGGGTCAAATATACGAAGTTCACAACCGTGCGTACTTTGGATAGTAAATTTCATATGAATGTGGAGCCAACAGATTCTGAGGCCGATGATTTTTTTGGAAGATCAGAAAATTATAAGACGATCATGCGAAGATTTGGTAATATCTGTTTGGATTATAAGAATGATCGAATAAGGTCCAAGACCCAAGTGAAAAGAAAAAATAAAATTGACGTAACGCATCTTACAAAAGACCTCAAAAACTCTGAACTACTTTAAGGAATATTTATGTTAGAAGCATTATTACTATTGTCAATATTTGGCATCATGATGTCGGCTGGGTATCTTGAGGTGAAGAATGTGATTATGAATAAAAGCGTTTGGCACGAGTGGCCCTCCGCAACCGCACAGCAACATTTCGACCCAGGGTTCTTTGGCTACCATCGTTGGTTGATGAGAACGAATCCGAAATACAAGATAGTCATCAACCGAGCAGAAAGAAAAATAACGATATACACTAAACCGACGTTAACCCAATTGTTCTGGAACAAATTCGATGAGATGGAACCAAGGTCCACCGGTGGAATGATTGATTTGACAGATGAACAGCTTTTAAATAAAATACGACGCGAGATCGACCCCAGGATCGACGACTTGATCAGAATCCATTACCGCAGCAGCAAAAAAAGCTCGAAGATGAAATCAGACATCACTCAAATCTATAAGGACTTAAGGAACCTCGATATGCTATAACGCCTAAATACTTAAATGGAACTTAACGAAGCATACCGACGCAACGCGGGCGACCGTGACTTGGACACCACAAAGATCATTCCTTACTACGGAGTGACGTATGTCTTTGGGTCATTCAATGACAGCGGAGATTTCGAGATCAACAAAAGTCTGGATGACAGACTTGATCGCCCAAGAGGGGTTCTGGCATATCCGGTCAATGATATGGTAGGTCGCAGAATAAAGACCTCAGCCATGTACGTTCGATTGTTCCGATTCAAATACCACCAGGTAGATACGTTGGTGGTTAGTCAGTACAATGAAGCCAAATATAAAGAAGACTATCAGAAGATCCTTTCTTATTACATCAAAGAGCCCGATTTTGTTGCGGTTCTTCAATCCCTACAAGAGGCCGTAAGATCAAAAGAGACGAATGTGTTTGCCCGTATATGGACACTCACCCGCCAAGTGGCCAAGATAGACAGTGAGATTCAGTGGGAGACACTACTCCGGGGTATCCTTGGTTACGCAGCCATATACGATGATAGGGGTGCTGGCGATGTCATCCTCAAGAAGTCCCCCGTGTTGTTGGTACTCAATACGGACGACCTTGATACTGTAGAAGTCATTGAGATTCTCAAGGATAAGCCAGAGCTCAACAGCCACATCGCATCTAAGATCGATCGATTCAACAACCTGTCCAGTATCTCCAATGCAAGACGTCGTATCAAGAAGTAACCCCCTAAATAAAGTCAGAGGTAATGATACATGGTGTGGAGTGTCAAACGTCCTAAAGTTGGCGTCTACGGAAACAAAACGAGAAGTCTACAGAGTAGGCTGGCATATGAGAAAGTCTCCCTAACATGGAAGACTGCTTTTGTGTGGCTGTATCTCGGAAGTAGAGAAAATGCGACCCCTACCACATCCGACGTTCAAGTTACCGCCTTTATGGAAGTCCCAGATAGAGCATACGCATCAACTCCCGTAGAGATCAATATCTGGAATGAAGAAAACCCAGAGCAATCGGTGGACCTTTCCCAGTTCGGTATAATGAATCCGATCGGAGATGAGAAGCTATTCAGAGTCCACGTCAACTCATATGACCAATTAGGAAGAGTGATACGAACCGGCGATGTCATTGAGATGCCATTCTTCTCGCTTGGCGGAAAGAGGGCATTCTGGGAGATTATTGATGTTGATCGTGAACAGGAATACGAGAAGTACTACTCCATTCTAAAAGCAATCCCTCTCGACAACAAGAGAGAGGCTAATGAAATACCAATCAACAGAGACAACGGCGGTATCTTGGGTGCTTACACCGATCAAGTGGACACTGAGGGGGATGATGCAGTTCCGTACAATGGAGTGGATACGGATGATGTTACCGTAGACGATCCCAATACGGATATGACAGACGAATTTGATCCCCGAGATGAAGACACTAAAAAGTCTTTCTTAGATGATCCAACAAAAACATTCTAATCGGTTTAAGGGAGCTCGATGGGTACATGGTCTATCGCGGTATGATAGGAATAATCGAACTGGCTCAGTTCGTCAAATATGCGTCAGCAGATGAACTCGACGAGTTTCATCTATTAGCAGAGACAGACAGAACAGCGGATGCCTGGGGCTTGGTTTACAAAGTCCTTGGTATCGACCCCCCACAGGAGCTTACATGACTGATACTGAATACGTACCCACATGGACCCACAACGGATTCATGTTCGATTTCATCCCGGTAAAGTTCGATTTCAGTGATATGGAATCGGTTGAAATTAATGGCCCCATTGTACAAGGTCGATGGGTATGGGCTGATTGGTTGCTATCTGGCGTTGAAGTGATACTGAGTTTTTTGATTAACTTCCACCCCAATCCGGAAAACATAGAGTTTGAGTTTAAAATAACCGAGTGCATTCATGCCGATTATGATCACCTCTTCACAGAGGAAGAAGAATGAAATTTGACGAGCTTATTATTATAACCGAAAGCTATAAAGATTTTAAGATGGCGATCCGGAATGCTATGGACAGTTTGGCGGAGTATAACTCTACCTCTACGCAAGTCAGGGATTTAATTAGTAACGGGACTGCCGATCAGTTCAAGGAATATGTCTCAAACAATTGGATCAGTGGAAGGGAACGGGATGTCGGGCACTGGATCAGTATGCTTAATGATAACCCGTCCGAGCTTCGTTCGTTGAGAAGGTTCCTTAGCCAGATAGATGAAGACCGGGTTCCCGATTATACAGAAATGAGAGGAAACAACGGTCTCGTATTTTTTCAACTGGATAACTTCGCCGCATCGAAGAAATTCTGTAAAGACACGAACTGGTGTATCGTCTCTAATGAACGCGATTTCGAATCGTACAAAAAAGACGGGGCATTGGTCGCGGTGTGGTCATCTGCTGGCAAGTTTATATTCGAGTGGAACAAATTCAATCAGGACTTCTCAATTTGGGAGGGGGCTAACAATGAAATAGATCCGGATGAGTTTGCATCTATGGCCGGTATTAGGTCACGAATCCGATTAACCTCTCCAGGCACCATAGAAGTAAAGAGGATGCTAGATCTTCTGAATGCAGACTTAGACTACTGATGTCACCGGCCACCATACAGTTCACGAAGCACTGTTTCGGTACCGCCTAAATCCAGGATTACTGGATCTCCACGATAGAGCCCCCAGTTAGCCTTCCTGGATAAATCCCCAACAGCAAGCTGGTTATAGGACATCAGCAAATCGCGCAAGGAGCTAAACGTGTCATTATCATGGACAGAATCAGGCAACTGAACCGTGATACCTCTACGGGGGTTACGTTCATTTGAGATGAACTCCAGTGCCGCATTGAACGATATCCCGCCAAAGAACCCGTCTAATTGTCTATTTGAGATTTTCCTGGCATACTCAGTATGTATCCATGTGGGCATACTGTTGCGTTCGTCATAGTCGATCAATGGAATGGTTATACCGAGACTAGCCAAATACCAGTCATCCATCAGCCGAGCTTCTTCCTCATTCTGGCGCAATCCTTTGGTGTTCATGGCAATCTTGATTACGGTATCCCTGCCTTTGTAAGGTACCTTGAAAGCAACGCGAGCTGAACCTCTGCCTACCTGCTCGGCTCGGTCTTTAGCGTATTGCACCATCGCTTTGAATGAGGTTCCGGGACGATCAAACATAGAAGGATCCCAGTCGGAAGGAAGGGGGGCTTCTTGTAGCAATTCGTACAATTTCATGGTAGAATCCTTTTGAACTGGGTTATATGCCATATATTTATGCTCGTGGAGTCACACAATGAAAGATATCTACGCAATCTATGTTGACTGCTCTTACGGTTTCTATGTGATTCCTGATGATGATATAATGATTGATCATATGCGGCGGGATGCGTCTGGGGGATACTGGGCTGGTGGAGGAGACTGGCGTTTACTCTGGCATCAGGTAGAAAATCAGGGATTCAAATTTGAGTTATATTCTGTCGATAGGTCTCGCGCTAAATTCATACTTGAACTATT